TTGAGGTTGTCCGCCACCGTTTAATTCTGCATCTAACATTGCATCCAGGTTTTGTAACCCGTTGCCATTAGCGGCTACGTTATGTAAAGGTGGTGTTGCTCCTGGTACGCCTGGTACAACAGGTGCTCCTGGTGCAGGTGCCGCAGGCGGTGCAGGTGGTACTGGTGGAGTAGGAGCTGTATATTGAGATAGATCAGTCTCCTCACCGATGTCAGTAGGCTCGTCCATTCCAGTAGGCATGTTAATCACTGGTTGCGTTGGTACAGCGCCAGGTGCAAACGGATTAGGTTGTGCAGGCGGTACTTGTGCATAGGGATTTGGCTGTGTTACGCCCGCCCCAGGAATTGGCGTTGGTGCAGGTGCAGCAGCGTATGGGTTAGGTTGTGCAGGTACCCCTGGTGTTGGCGTAGGTGGTACTTGTGCTCCTGGTTGCGCTGCATAAGGATTTGGTGCAGGTTGTCCTGGTTGAGCCGCATACGGATTAGGCTGTGGTGCAGCGTTTTGTGCGTATGGGTTCGGAATAGGTTGTCCTGGTTGCGCTCCTGGTTGTGGTGCGTATGGGTTTGGCGCAGGAACATTAGCATACGGATTTGGTGCCCCTGGTTGAACTCCTGGTTGTGCCGCATAAGGGTTAGCGGCAGGTGCGCCTGGTGTTGGTGCAGCAGCTCCACCTTGGTTAGGCTTACGACCTTCCTTCATGTCAACGAAAGCTTGCACCCATTGCATACCGTTCACTAAACGCTCTGTTGGTACAGCGTGTGCGTTTAGGTCTTCTAGTTGCATTTCCCAACCTTGACCTAATGGAGGTAATACGATGTCATTGTAAAGTTCTACAGTGTATTCTTTCTTACCTTTAGGTGGTTTTGTGATTTCGATCGGGCGTGGGCTGTTGATATCCATGAATGATAACTCTGTGCCCGTACGGTTCAACATTTGATTCTTTAACTTATCGAATAAGTTAGATAATGCTGATTGTGGTAACTCAAGTACACGTACTACTAGTTCGCCTTTAGCGTCACGTTCTTGTACCCATTGTTGCGGGTTGTGTGGGTTTTGAATAACCAATACTGCGTTTACTAAGTAACGAGACGTTGGTGATTGCTGTCCACCGAAACCATTCGGGATCATACCCAATCCTGCCCACTCTGTAACCTTTTGTTCTAGTAAAGAACCTGGGTTGTGCTCCGCATCTAATGTGAAGCTTGAGCCGAATTGCTTACCGTTACCTGTGATAGTTGACAAGTAAACGGTACGAATAGGTACGAAGAATGCACTTACTAAGTCAGCAGCAGGTAAAATCTGAAGTAATAACTTAGGTGTATCTTTGCTGAAGAACAATTTTTTGTTCTTTGCCTTCGGGTACTCAACCTTAGGGTTGTCCCCTCCTTGGTCTAGTTGTTTCTGTGCTTGATTGATGATGTCGGCAAATGACATGTATCGTTTCCTCCTATGTAGTTATAGTTTCTAAAACAGTCTAACACATATTATAACATATGTCTACACTTTTCTGACAGTTATAGACTAATTTTTAAACTTTTTCTTTATGTACCACTGAGAACGTTCCGCTGAACCTCTTTCGGATAACGGAATAACTGACTGTGGGTTTGATTCGATACTAACAATGGTAGTTTCTTTTACTGTTAGGACACTATGCGGGAATAGAACCTCGTCTACACCGTCATAGCCCCGAACAAATACTTCCATACCTTCATGTGTGTTTTCCTTAGTGCCCTTGGTATAATTAGCGTCTACCCAATCTTCAGGAAGTTTCCACATATTAAGCCTGCCAATCTGCAATCGCTCGTGCAATCTTCATTGGTTCAGCAGTCCATTTCGGAAGCGTAACCTCGTTTGCATTGGCGAAGTCTGCCATAAGATTTACTAAGAAGCGATCACTAGAAAATGCAGGCGGTGTTTCCGAAGGTGTGTCTGTAATTGTGACTTCACCTGTTTCTGTGTTGATGTCGATTGTGTTGTAGTAACCCCCATCAAGTGTAAAGCCTAACTTCTCTGCTACAATAGCGTCAGTTTTGTTAATCTCTACTGGTCGTGTTTCCTCTGCGGATTCACCGAATAGACCTTTAAACTTGTCTAACATTCCTATCCCTCCTTAGTATTGTTGCGGTTGGTGGTTTTGTGGTATCTGAACAGCAGTACCACCTGCACCTTTACCATAAAGCTGATTTTCGAGAACTTGCTTACCGTAGGACTGTAACATATCTTTACGCTGTTCAAACGCTTTTACAATACGCTGTACACGACCTATAACGTAATCGTAACTCAAGCAGTTCTGTCTCATTGCCTGATATTCAGGATTACGTTTTATGTATGCGTCTACACTGTCCTTTGTCGGTTTTTCTGCGATCTGCTTCATTTCATCTCGTGCTTGCTTGTCCAGTGTTGCTACTAAGAACTCCAATTGTAGCTCTGTAGATTCCTGGAAGAACTTCAGCTTCTCTAGCACTGACGACCAGTAAACGTACTTAGATGGTTGTTCTAACATTTCTACAAGCAGGTTATGCTCGTTTACCTTTAATTCATTTCGAAGGTTAAATGTAGTAAACTGTTTGCTTTCATCTATGATGCTTATGGTGTCAAAATCTAGGTTGTCTACGTTAACCTCTAGCAAATATTCTCACCTCTATCCTTTAGAGATTAAAAAGAGAAGAAACTAACTTGTCCCTTCTCTCACTATAATACTATATCATATTCTGTATGTCAAACATAAGTTATGACTTTTATACAGCAACTTGATATTGTGGTTTACTTGATTCAATTGTAGCTTTTAACTCTTCGTATTTCTCTTCCGTAATTACCCCTGACTCCATGTAATCTTTAATCTTACTTAGATCAGAGTGATACTTACAGTAGTGTTTGATTGTGCTGAACGTGTTAAGCTCTTCCATATCGTACTCAACCATATCATTGTACGTTACACCAATCTCTACATCGGCTTCGATTGGGTAGCGGATTCTTTCACCTTTCCAGTCGATGAACAACCAGTCGATAGGTAAATTCTCCATGATGTGTCTTGCTGCTTTTGCCATGATATGTACTTCTTCAGGCGGACAATCAAGTACGATAGAGTCATGCACGGTAAGAACGACTTTAGTACGGAATCCATTGTTCTCAATGAATTTGTTAATGTAGATTACAGATGTATTCGTTAAGAATGCACCTGAACCCTGGATACGAGTATTTACCGACTGACGTAATGCACCGTTACGTTTTGATTTGTCTTTTGAATACACGTCACGTAAGTTACGTTTGAATCCATGTAAACATTCTACATAACCAGTTTCTTTAACGAATGCATGTGTTGCATCGATGAACTCTTTGATACGAGGTTTATTTCTAAAGAAGTCCTCGAACAGTTTCTCCGCTTGCTCTAATGTCATACCGTGTTTCGCATAGTAACTGAATGGTGTCTCTCCGTAGGCAATACCGAACGTAGTAGACTTGGCTGAAGAACGCATATCCTTTGTAACTTTATCCAGTGGTACACCGAATACTAGAGAAGCGGTTTCCTTATGGATATCGTTTTTGTCCAGGAAGGCTTGTGTCATTTCTTCGTCCATTGCTGCTAGGGCTAGTACACGGGATTCCAGGGAACTATAATCGAGTTGTAACAATGCTCCTCCTAAGAAGCTTGTAACAAACATCCTTTTGATCGGATACTTATAGTCGAATCGGTTTACGTCCCCTGTCTTACGTGGTAGCTGCTGTAAGTTCGGTTTAGATGAGGACAGACGTGTTGTTTCAGTACCTGTCGGGTTGAATCCCCCATGAATACGTGCTTCAGGGTCAATTAGTGCCCGTAGTTTGTATGTAAAGTTCTGTTTACGAGTTTTAACCAAGGAATGCGTTAGTAACAGCTCGGCTAACTCTTTAGAACTCTCGAACTCTTTGACCACATAATTCAATGTTGTCTTGTTCGTTTTGTAATGGTACCATTCGATTTCATCTTCAGGTATGTTATCTTCCATTACTGAGTCTACCAGGTACTCCTTGTTATACGGTGGTCTGTGACCTGTATATTCGAATAGTACCTTCTGTTTATCCTCACCCGAGTTAGGATTGAACTTAAGCTTGTCCTTGTACTTATTACGTAAGTCCGCTATCTTCTCGTCACGTTGCGCTTTTGGTACAGCCATTTCCGCTAACCCACGCTGATACAGTTCCAGGTGCTCTTCTTCTAGCTGCTGCACTTCAGGGAACTTTCTCATTTCCTCAACCAGTCTAGCTTCCTCTTCTGTATACGCATCGATTAAGATATCGTTGTATGCTACGTCCATCTTAACTCCGTTGGCTTCGATCATAGCTAAGTAGTTGGTTAGCTCTGTGTAGTGCCCTGTATACAGTTCACGAACTCGTGTATTCTCAGGTCGTAGCCCTCTTACTTCTAGTTGGTTATAGATACGTAAACATGCGTCAACGTCACCACTAGCGTATGGAGATAGCATTGAGAACAATGGAATCCATTCATAGCAGAAGTCTGTACCGTCAATCGGGTTCTTCGGTGCTTCTACTGTAGGGAAGTCAGGCTTAGGCGGCTTCTCATACTTGGTGTCAGCTATTTCTTTTAACTTTATGTACTCTTCCTGAGTGGCATAGGTCGGGTTACCTTTTCGAAGGTCTTTCATCCGTGCCCTAGCATCTCTCACCATTGTTTGGTACTGCTCTTTCGTATTTGCACACAGTATCTTGTAATCAAGCTTCATTTGGTCAACTTCGTTTTTAAGATTCGCTACATAGTCTTCTATGTATTGTACCTTGAAGTCTTCTAATGCTTTATCGTATCCGCCCATATCCGTAAGCTCGTACGCCAAGTCACTTAATTTTAATGAACCGTCTACTGCCTGGTTTACTAGTAAGTAGTACATAACCTTCGTATCTCGGTGATTGTGAAACTTTGTAAACCCTTTTGTTAATCGTAGGAACCTGATATCGAACTGTATGTTGTGTCCCACTTTTATAATGTTAGGATCAGCTACGAATTCTTCAATCAAGTTGTAAATCTCTGCTAAGTACCCAGGAAGCCATGTAAACTCTTTGTGCTCTAATGGAATGGTATAACCAGTCTCTTCTCCGACACATATAGAAATTACTAGCGGCTTTGCTCCTGTTAAGGCAGGGTGTAAGGTGTTCGTCTCTAAATCCCATGCTACAATGGGGGCTTGCTTAACTTCTCGTTTGAAGATGTCCCTGACTCGTTCAATGGTTGTTACATCTTCGTATTTTACAGGCGTAGCTACGAATGCATCCTCACCTTTATCAACGAACTTTTTCAATGTACCGAAATCAGCTTCCACAAGGTTCTGAATTTTCGGATTGACAAGCATGTACTCAATCGAATACATAGGTAGTACCCAACATGTGTGCTCTGCGATTACTGTTTCTCCACTAGTAGGCAGGCTAAAGGTCGGGTCTAGGTCTAAGGATTCTAGCTTTGAAATACGTAGTTCTAAATCGTCAATGCGATCAGTCATTTGGCGGTGGTCTGCTTGTAACGAGCGGTCAGTGTATAATCTTCCACCGTAACCTTCCATAAAGTATTCTAGTTCGAGTTCAGCTTTACCTAATAGATCACGGAGCTGATTCAGTTCTTCTGTGTTAGCAAGCTCGTCCTTTACTTCGGTAGGTAGATGCGGTTGTACCTGCTCTATAGGGACTGTAGCTTTTACAGTAACCTTTTGTGGTACTCCACGCATTGAGGAAATCGAGGACTTGCCCAAGAAGGCTTTACACCCCAGGTTACCCGATGGAATGATAATATCAGGCTTTTCTTTTACGATACGTTGGAATAGCAATTCGAACTCAGGATTGGCTTCTTTCTGTGAAGGTGCCTTGTACTTACTTGCTATACCGAACTTGTCCTTCTCTAACACTTTAGGTACTTTGGCATAAGCGTAATCTACGTAATAATTACTTCGCTTCAAGTCAAGACCTTTTTTAATTAACTCCTTAAGAATATTACCTGCATCTGTACTGAGGAATACGTTCTTAAAAGTACCATCGCCTTGCTTCTTCATGTGTCGTTCTCTTAAGTACTCTTGTAGAAATAATATCTTCAAGTTGTGTCCTCCTTAGTTGTGTTTGTGCGGGGAGTTCTTGAGTATCTCCTGTATTGCTTTCCTTTCAAGCTCTGTCATTTGCTCCTTTGCTATAAGCGGATCATACACTAGCTCTACTACATTCATTAGTGTAATTGTTATTGCTCGTAGGTCAATCGGTTTAATCTCACCTTTTTCCAGGTTAATATTTACCTGCTTTAGCATGTTCATTGCCATTTCTTTTTCCATTTGGTGTGTAACTTTCTGTTCCATTTTCCCTCTCCTCCTTCCGTATCGTAACTATAATCTTACTATATCATATTCTCTACGTCAATAACACGATACATAGAAAAAAGAGAGTGGCGGTCACTCTCTCTTGTTTGGCTTATTGGATGGTAATTCGATTGCTTCTATCCTGGATAGCGGTTTGAATTTCGGTATCCGCTTTGCATGTCTGTCGAAATATTCTTTCTCTAACCCATTGTACGCCTTCTTGAATGGAACCTCGTGAAGTAAAATCTTCCACAACTTTCCTTGTTTGATCTCTTCTCCGCCCTCTAGTGCTTCTATAATGACATCTTCATAGTGCTTCAGAAACTCTTGTGCGATTCCTATATCATAGTTCCCTCGGTGGGCGATACGTCTAGCTATTTCGTTGCGGTTTACAGCCATACTATTCTCCCTCCACTGCGAAAGGACTTTCCATACGTCTAAATCGCTTGTTATCGTTTAGAACCATATCCTCGACCATCTGTTTATCTTTCTTAGAATCGCAAACGAGCCATATATTCATCTTCCAGGTAGATAGCGGCTCCTGTAAGTGGCAGAAACACTGATACTTGTACTTTGCTTTCAAGTGGTACATGCCATTGTAGAATAGGTAGTACTTCTTGTGTCTCTCCTGAATCTCATCTTCTTTTAGTGCAGGGAACGAAATTCTTACTTTATCTACGTGGTAACGAAGTGGATGCAGCGAAAACAAGTAATCGTAAATGTTTATATCGGGAAGTACGATCGGTACGTCCACCACTACACTTGTAGCCATAGAAGCTAAATGTACATTCATTACATCTTCCGCTGTATATTCCTTCTTACACTGATAAATAACTTCTGACTGCGGTACACCTGCTAACTGATTAATTACTGGGATCGGGACTCTACCGTCACTGTAGTACTTAATACTACCACCATGATTAAAAATTTTACTATGTAGTGTATCATTTGGATATCGTTGTTTGAATAATAAGTAAATTTTATCGTTACGTTTACTAAATCGAGTGGACTCTTCTTTTAGCTTGTCCATCTCTCGTTCGATTTCTTTTTCGTTTAGCCTTGTAACTTTCACAAATTTACTTTCATCTTGTTTTGTTGTTAAATTTATATTAAATGTTCGATCAGTATTGTATACGTTTAATCCTTTTTTTCTAGCCATTACATTCCACCTCGCTCATAAAGCTTGTTCGTTGTTGTCATCGTCATTGTAATCTCTCCAATGTGAGTATGTATTTAGGATTAGGCTATATCCTACTAATTTCATTATAGCACAAACAAAAAAGCAGAGGGTTGTCAGAAACCCCTCTACTTAGTGAATAAAAAACTATTATCTTCTCGGTGATAATAACCTGTGCGTCTAACCTCTTCAATGAATATCGGTTTACTTTTATCATATTGCATACGATGCAGCGTTTCTATTACTTTTGGAATGTTACGACCGTATATAGCAGCCAGTCTAAATTCCTTACCGTAGAAGTAAGATATTACCCATCTATGCATTCTACTAGTGTCTACCATTAGCGGATACCAAATTTTAATGCATCTTCATTAATACCCATTAGCAACTCGTTAACCTTGTCATAATCAGGCTTATCAGGTAACTCTGATTGCTCATACGCTCTTTGTAGTTCTTCTTCATGTTCAGCGATAACCTCTAATGCTTCTTTAAGAGTGAAGTCCCCATTTCGGCAACCTAATAAGAAATCAATCTCAGTACGATATGTACTATAATCCCCTGTTTCCAAGATTTCTGTTGCAGAGATTAACAGTCTAACACCTTGCATAAAGCTCTTTGTATCGTATCCGTGTGCTTCAATTAGCTCAGTACGTCCTACACCGTTTTTCATCTTATTTACTAAAGATGTAGTATACCCTCCAAATTTTCTCATGATCTGTTTAGACAGGAACAGATGACGATTATCCAATAAGACTTGTCCAAGTTCTGTCACTTTGATATAGTCCTCAGGTCGAGCAAATAAGATTTCGATATTGTTCGGTACACCCTGCATAGCATCTTTAACAAACTTACTTAGATGAATAATACTGACATCCACGTCTTCGTTTGAATTTTTGAAGTTCTTTCCACCAGTATTATTAAACTCGTTAAACGTATTTAGTCCTAAGTAGAAGTCCTTAGGCGGGATACACACCCCTTTGAAGTCCCAATCTGATTCGAATACGTCAGTTCCATACAAGCGACTTCCGTAAGGTGCTAGTAAGATCGTTCTTTCGAGTACCCAAGGGAAAGCCATCCCCTCTATAACATTTTCCATTTTTTTAATTGCTACGTTTTTATTCATTTTATTTTTCCTCCCATGTTCTATCTTTATTTATGTTCATTTTTTCGTTGAAAGCCTTCTCTAAATCGATACCTATCATGTTTGCCAAGTCAGTCACATTCCATATAACATCGAACATTTCTAAGCCAATAGCTGTTTTTTCTTTACTCAGTATTGCTTCTGCCAGTTCTCCTACTTCAGACATTAAATACAAAACTCGTTGTTCTTTAGTTGTACCTGTAAACCCTTTCTCCTCACTGAAATTCTTAACGTATGCTTGGAAATCCGAAACTTCCATAAACAGTCCCCCTAGTATTTAAATTTATCTGACTCTTTTGAAATCAGAAATTTGCTATACATCGCTTTCGCTTTAATCATAAATGATGTTACTTGTTGTATAGTTGCATTCGTGTAATAAATATCGTTAACTACGCCTGTTTGTGGGTCTATGAGCATGTAAATTTCCTCTTCTTCAGTACTTATTCGTAAATCACCACAGAACATTTCTTTCTTTAGTCTCACCTGTAACAACTCCTTTATTTAATTTCTATAACTACTGTAACATGTGCTTGTCCTATAGTCAACAATATTTTATAGCTGATATTCTTTTGGTGTAACTTCTTTACCTTCTCCTCTAACATGCGGCTTAATCCACACTTGACCATTCTTTGTTTTTCTCCAATGCCCTCTAACAGTCCATTGTTCGATATGACGCTCGTAAGAACGTGTAGCAGCTTCTAGGCTTTCTTTTGTAATTGAGACCGTATAGACCTTTCTACGTATCTTCACAGGTACTTTCTTCTTAGACTTCTTCTGCTTCTTGTGACCAATCACCACAGTATGAGACTTTACACTTACACTTTCCGTAGTATCCTGGGAGTGCTCCATATAAGCCATCAGTGTAGCATGTAACGAAATAACTATCATGTTATACTCATGCTTCATATTCGGGTCTTCTATAATAGAATGCACAACACGTCCTTCTCTCGTAGCAGAGTCCCATATCACAGAGTGAACAATTGAGTTCTCTACTTCATGGAACACCGTATGATGGTACTCAGCGCCTTGTTTGCGGAAAATATAACGTAGCTCAGGTGTTTCCTTGATAAAAATTACTCCGTTTTCCATTACGGGGCTGAAGTTCCTTACTAAATCCTTATTGTTATCTCTCCATGCAATCAGGCGATCAATCTCTTCTTGTGAGTTAATAACAATTCTATCTAGTTTATCGATGTTCATATCAACACGTCCTTTGTTTTATTGTTAAACTCATACTACACTAATGTTTTCTTAAAGTCAACAATAAATGTACATAAAAAAAAGAAGAGGAAAATCCCCTTCTTACTTTGGTCTCTGCATTTCAATAAATTTCTTAATTTGAATGAGCTCTTTAAAGTTTCGTCTTTTAACTAACTCGTCTACCTCATCTTTGAGGAGAAAGAATTGTGACTCAAAATCCTTACGTAGTGACACTGGGCAGTCTAGCTCATTCGGTGTAGCTTTATCATAAGCGTGTTCATCTTCGTGACAACATTGATCGTAGAAGTTCCAGTAACAATGCTTATTAGCGCACTCCATTACGCTTTCTCTACCATTTCAACGATTTCTTCTAGTTCAGCAGGTTTGAACCCGACACTTCGTTTAAGCTCGTTACCTTCATCATCTAGCACAAGTACTGTGGGTACCCCGCCAATGTCATGCTTTGCAGCTTCACGAGGTTCTTTGAAAGCGTCAATAGCCTTAAACTTAACTCCTTCACGTTCTAAGAACTCCTGTACCGCTTCACATGGTTTGCAACCTTCGTTTTCGAATTTAATTACTTTCATAGATATGCTCCTTCACAAGTTTTTCAAATTCTCTTTTTTGGTACTCTCTCGGGTACCCTTCGAATTTGTATTTGGCTAGTATCGTATTCTTTTCTTTTAGTACACTTTCTAAGTAGTCCAGGGCTCCGCAGAATAGCGGGTACTCACTTCTACCACTACCGAATAAGATAACTTGTTTCCCTTCCATAGACTCTAAGGTTTCTTGGAACCTTGCTATTTGATGTGGAAATTCAGGCTCTTGTTGGTAGGTGCTTGAATATGTACTTACTCCTAGTACAACTATATCTGCATAGTTCAGGGCACGTTGTATCTCATCTGTGCCCCTAAACTTACTCATGCGTTCTGTAAACTCAAAATCTTTGTCTTCCAGGTAATCCAGGATTCCTAATGTGTTCCCTTTTAACGAAGATACTATCAGGCTTGCAGGCTTCTTAAAGGTCAAAGTCGTCTGTTCCGTCTGAGTGCTTGTAATTGATTGCGTTACCTTGTAAAAAGTCAGCTTTAACTGCTAGTGCTCCCGCTGCTTTTTGCTTACTTCCGTAGTTCACAATCCATTTTGACTTAAGTTCTCCGTTATTAGGGTAAGGTTCCTGTAATCCTGCATTGCGGCAGATCAGATTAGCTAGGTATTCTACGTAGTTGTGATACTCCTTGATAGAAAGTGTGTCGATATCCTGGAATAACCACGTAGACCATTCTTTCTCTAACTCTACTGCTTCACGTACGAAGTTTAAAGAGTACTCCATGTTTGCTTTTGTATTAAGCTGTGGATTCTCTGCCATTAGAATCTGAATAACTAAACCAAAGATTTCAGAGTGTTGGTTCTCATCTGCTTTGATTAGGTTAATCATATCGTTTGATGTAATCATTTTATTGTCACGAGCTAATGAGTGGAAGTATACGAATCCACCTGAGAAGTATAAGCCTTCTAAGATTTGGTATGCCAGGATACCTTCGTATAACGTCTGTAATAGCTCGTCACTCATTTCTTCTGAACCAGTTGTACGTTTGTTAACTAAGTAGCCTGAAAGTGCTGTAATCATCTTGTCAAGCTTCTCAATGATGAATGCATTACGTTTCTGTAGTAAAGGTAACTCACGTACTTCCTGGAATGCACGTTCCTTGTCTGCTGCACCTAATACTGTAGATGTCATATGTTCATAAGAAACGTTATGAGTAGTTTCGAATGATGCAATAATTGTCAACAGTGATCGTAACGATGGGTCAGACGTAGACATGAATAAGAATGTTACTACATCACTAGCCATAGAGTCTAACCAGTTTAATGCTCCTGTTGTGTATTGGTAAACTAGTTTCTCACCTTGCGTTAATCCTGCATACTGCTCGATGTCTTTACCCATCTGAATTTCTTCAGGAACCCAATACTCACCGAATAAAGCTTTTTGCCAATCTAGGAATACAGGATATTTTACGTTTTCCTCATCCCAACTTCGAATGCCACTAGCCTTCCCACCAAAAATCTTAGTAGGAAGGTTCGGCTGTTCTGCATCGTAAATACGGAAAGGTTGTGCTTCAAATGAATTATTAAACATTGTTCGTTGCTCCTTCTGTGATAGTTATTAGCCTTCGCACATTACGCAGTCTTCAGGCTTTACACGGTCTTCTGTATGCGTGTAGTAGATTGTTTTCAATCCTTTTTCCCAAGCTGCCATATCTATACGAAGGAGCTCAGAACCGATCATACTTTTTGGCATGTGTAGGTTATGTGAAATTGCTTGGTCTACGTATTTTTGTGCCGCAGCAGCAACGTTGATAGCCCACATCTCGTCCATTTCGAATCCTGATTTATAGAACCATTTCGTTTGATTGTTGTAGTTAGGTGGAACAATCAGAACGTTCATACCTGATTTGTTCTCTGTGTACATTACATCGTATAATGGGTCACACGATGGGGAACCATTTACAATGATAGCGTTTGAAGCTGTAGGAGCTACTGCACCAAGGTACCCGTTACGCATACCCTTCATAGCTAGTTCTCGTAACTCATCCCATTCTTCGCCTACAAGGTCTCTCTTATCGAAAAACTCTCCTGTAGCCCAGTCAGAGCCTTCAAATAGTGGGTAAGAACCTTTCTCCATTGCAAGCTTATGAGAAGCTTTAATTTGAGCTTTTAGGTAACGTTTGAATACCTTCTCTGTGAACTCAGCCGCTTCAGGAGATTCCCAAGGGATTCCTTCATTCGTCATTGCAGTTACTAATCCTAAGTACCCTCCACCTACCGCACGGTATAAATCGTTTGTATGGTTAGCTTGTGGTACTGGGGTTCTGTTTAATGAGATTACACAGTCTAGTAAACGATACTGAATATCTGTTACTCGTTGGTAGTCCTCATCGCTTAGGTTGTATGTATTGTGACCTACTTGAGAACTTAGGTTACACGTTACTAACCCTTCACCAATAGTTTTAGTTACTACATAACCCTGCTCTTGTTTCTCTTCTGAAACCTCTGTATCGTAGATCATATTTTGAATGATTTCTGTACACAAGTTACTTCCGAATGGCATACCTTCGTGAGCGTTAGGATTTAAACGAGCTGCTGTATCAGACCAATACATGAATGGAGCTCCACCTGTTTTACGACTCTTGAAGATTGCACGATAAATCTCTTTCGTAGATACTGTTTGCTTTAGTTCTAAATCAGCTTGTTCAGCAATACGGTAGTAGTATGTAAATGCATGGTCTTCTGCATTAGGCTCTTCACCATCTTGTAACTTCTTCTTATCATACAGACGGTTAAGGTCGATACCTAATTTCTTTTTAACCTCGTAAGGGTCAAAGATTGTGAAGTTTTGTTTGTCACGTAAACGTCTCATGAACTCATCAGGGATTGTAACAGCAGTCTTGATAGAGTGAGCTCGTTTTTCCTGTGATCCTGTTTTTAATCGTAACTCTAAGTATCCGAAGATATCAGCGTGCCATACTGGTAAGTAAGTAGCGATACCCGCTTTACGTGTTCCAGTTTGGTTTACGTATTCTGCTGCAACCGATAATAGGCGGCACGGGTGAATAACGCCTGTAGCTGTCCCTTTGATACCACGAATCCATGAACCGTGTGAACGAAGGAATCCTAAGTAGATACCTAAGCCTGAACCATTTTGACTAAAACGACCTGACTGCTTGATAACTTCCAGGATGCTCTTAAGATCATCGTCCATCGTAATGATATGGCAAGATGACAACGAACCATGTGGAGTTCCTGCATTCTTAAGTGTTGGAGTAGCCAAACCGATTAAGTGGTTTGAGATAACCCAGTAAGCTTCTTTAATGTACTGCATACGCATTTTCTTATCTTCATTCTGTAGCATGTAGATAATAGCTGTTAAGAAACGTTCCTGTGGTAGTTCTACTACATTTTTGTTTTCATTCTTTACTAAGTAAACATCAGAAAGTAAGTATAAACCACTATAGCTGAATAACTTATCTTTTTCAGGATCAATCAATGAACCAATCTCTTTTAGTTCTTGAGTTGTATACTTTTCTAGTAACTGCTCTGAATACTTGCCTGCCTCTACTTGTTCTCTAACGAACGTGTAATAATCTCCGTATCCGTCTTTATAGTCGAAACCACGAAGTTTACTAGCTTGCTTATATAAAAACCTGCGGAAGACTGCTGCTGAGAACGATGTTAGCTCAGGAGTCTTTTCTGTAACCCTGGAATTAACTTCTCGGATAATAAGTTCGAATAGGCGTGTAGCTTCTACCTTTTTCTTTGACTGGATAAAATCAACTAATTCTGTGTACACCTCGTTAATCGTATCCTTGTTGATTCGTTCCTTCTCTACCGTTTCTTCAAGTAACCCCTGGATAAAGTTGTAGAATCTTTGGGGTTCAAACGGTTTCTCCTGAATGTAACTCCCTCGGTCTTTCGTGATGGCTGTAATATGCTCCAATCTGTTGCACCCTTTCTAATTATGTCTGTAATTCCTATACTCACTATACCACATAATATAGTGCATGTACAAGCTGTAAGCTAGAAAAAACCCTACATATAGTGTTTGTATAACTATATTGTAGGGAATTTTTTTTTTAGTTCTTGTTATGTACGTCCCACTCTAACCCTTGATATACTTCAAATATCTGCTCAGGCTTGAATGAAGTGAAACCTTCTAGTGTTGTCAGGATAACATCGAAGTACTGTGGTTCCTTACGGATGTTATCAAAGCTAATTCGTTGGATTGCGGCAGGGTGACCACTCATAACTAAATCACCATAGATACCAGGAACATAAGGGATCAGTATGTAGTCCTTATCACGGTTCTTTGAAAAGATTAAGCAAGGAGACATTCCGTGCTTTTCCATTCTTCGTGCATCTGTAACTACTTGCTCCCACCATTCCTTAATCTGACCTGTTCCAAGGAATAGGTTGTGTAAGCCCCATCCTTCACGTTTCTTACATTCGTAAATGAATGAGTTCTTGCTACCTACAGGGAATACAATATCACCATTCATTCGGCTATCTGCGCCCCAGGTAGAACCTCCTGCACCCGATTGGGGAACTCGGTGTACCTGTTCCCCTGTCCATGCAGCTAATTTCTTTGCTATATCTAGTTCGTATTTAGAACCTTTTACCTTGCTGCCTTTACCCGATGATGCCATTCTACTCGTCCTCGTTTCCGTAGTATACTAAGAAGTCAGGATCGCTCTCTTTAATTTGGATACTATCTACCCCTGAACTAGGTTCTGCTTCAACCTCTAGTAATCCATTCTCAAAGTAAAGGACATCGTATGTCTTCCCTTTAATGTTGTATGTACCACAATCGTCCGACACTGTGCGTATGCAAGCTACTTTTAAAGGCTCTTTCATTACTTTTCCTCCTTCGTAGGCTCCTCTTGTGGGTTTAACTCAGGATATTGAGCAGCGATTTGTGCTTGGGCTTCTACTAAACGCTTGTTGTATTTTACTTTAGCGTCCTTGAAGACTTTGTTATTAGCTCCTAACTTTTCAAGTACGATACCTTGAATCTGTACTTGTTCCATTACATTCCCGATCATAGCATTCATGTTTTGAATTGTGTAACCTGTAACGAACTTGATAAGTGAGCCCGCTTCGTCTAATGTGATAGGGCGTGCTTTAAGCTCCTCTACCTTAGCTGCTTCCTCTTCCGTTTCTACCTCACCATTGATTAGGTAGTTCGTGTATAAAGCTAATTCCTCTTGTGTTAATGCTTCATTCTTCTTCGCCATTGTTGTTTTGCTCCTCTACTTGTAAGTGTTGTAGTAAATCATCTTCGTTCTCTGCGAATATCTTAAGTATATCCGCTTGTACTTTTGTATCTAAAGCCGATATAACAGTTAGTAACCTCATCTCCATTAGCCCTTGGTTAGCATCTATAAAGCCTGTAAATTCGTCTGCCATGTTAAGGAAGGCTTGTCCTACGTCCTCTAAGGTAACGTATTTCTCTCTACCCTCTTCTTGTAACCGTAACAGCCCTTCACCGTCATGATTCTTCTTTAGATAGATTGTATCTTCTATGTATTGGATAATCCTGTTATTGGTCGGTTTACCCATTCAGCATCAGCCTTTCTTGTTTGTGCCTGAGCTTCCTGTCCCGTTGGTTCCACGAACACTATCAGGTAATTCAGCAGATTTTGTGAACTCAGCTTCTACTTTTTCCTGGAAGTGAATTTGTGCTACTCGGATGTGTTTCGCAATGTAAACTGTGCCCGCAGGTACTAAGTCTACGAATACGTGTTTGTCCAAGTAAGGTGTTAATGCTTCATACCCAAGTTTTGCAGATTCCTTCTCATAGTCTTTACGTGCTTTACGTAACACTTGTTTAGGAATGCTAGATACTTCGATGCGCTCCCCTTTTGTATCGAAAGCAAATGGTACTAAACGGTTGTCCGTAAATACGTTACGAAGGATGATTCCTAATCCATTACGGTATGTACCTTCTACAATGCCTGTCCCATTAGATAAAATTAATGGTGTATCAACAGACACTCCACTGCGTAGGTTCATTTTCAAACCAAACTCATCAGGATCAAATGCTAGTTTGAAATCTGTAGGGACGATTACCGAGCTAAATGTCATTGGCGGTACCAATCGTCCTTCTGAAGCGTAGATGTCGTAAGCGAAATCTCCTGGGTATGCTTGGGTTGGTTTTAAACCTTCTTCAGTGTTATACAAAACGTCTACTTTTTTCATCTTGTTCCTCCTTGTAATATGTATACGTTATAGAGTGTATCATATAGTCTAGATACTGTCAATCTTTAATTTCCTGTTATCCTATCATACAATTTAAGAAAGAATGCTACAGGGAGTAATATGAATGTACACATAAGCATTCCCATTAGGTAATGCCAAAACTTTTCGTAGTTCTTTCTTTGGTAGAAATCTCGAACACGTAAATTAACCATTCCTCATCCCTCCTGGTCTAGTCCATAGTCGTAAATTCAACTCGCCTTGAGCATCAGCCAGGATAGCCTGGGAAATGAGCTCGTGTGCTTTAACTTGACCTAACTTATTGGCATCGTCATCATTTGGGCTGTACACGTAGTACACAGGTCTTACAGGTTGTTTAGATTGTATCAACTGTGCTGTCTCTATCATCTCTTTAGTAGCATTTCGGTCTAGATACAAATAAATAGGTATGTGCGCTTTTGTTTTAGTAAGAAGCAGTTCTACCTGTTCCTCTGTAATCTTTTTACCGAATGTTGCTACCCCTTCCTGCCCTATCGTTAATGAGTCGAATACCCCTTCCGATATAACTATTCGGTTGCAGCGTCTAGCATTGTTCAAATTAAAGATTACATTCTTTTTCGAATACTCGGTTTCCTTTGCAGGAGCATTGAACGATTTAATACTTGGAGACTTCTCGATGCTACGAGTGTTCCAGTATAAAGGCTTGCGCTTCTCATCAAAGGTGTAGAATACAACGTGATTGACCAGGATTAACTTTCTTCCGTCTATCAATTCTACTTCTCCACGAGTAACGTAAGAAATGTTGTGCTCTTTAATCTGTTCAAGAGTTATACCCCTACCATGCAGATACATGAAGAAGGGGTACGCTTCAGGATTATTAAAATTGTTAACCAGTGTCTTACAGTTTGTTGGCGGTGTCGGGAACGTATATCGAACCCGCTGCTTTTCCTCTTCTAAAGGTGCCCCTCTTCGGCTAATGAACAATAGCATCTTCTCTGTCTCGGATAGATCAGAACCGTATTGTTCGATAGACGCATTTTGTTTATTAAAGCTTTTTACATCGTAATCGTACATCACTAGGATTTCTGCCGCTTCAGCGAAGTCCACACCAAAGTATTTCATTACAAACGTTACAGGGTTCCCATCTTCCCCACAACGTTTACATTGCCATAATCCCCTTCTGTTCTCTACATATAACTTATGTTTTGTATTACCACAGAATGGGCAATTGAACCTGGTCTCACTTCCTGCGGGTTTGTTATCTCCTAGCTCTTGTTTAAATAAGTCTAGGAACATAAGTTACTCCCCTTTAGTTAATAGTTTCTTCATAAGAACAAGCATGTTGTAAATTTCACTTAACATTTCTAGTTCTGCTGCTAAAACGCCAGTAGCTTCTCGGTAAACTTGCTTGTCCCATTCTTCTGAGTTTTGAAGGAATGACTGACCTTTTATTCGCTCCGTGTATCGTAGTTCCATCACACTTTTTAGTTCCTGCATAGCAAGGGCTAACGTTTCGAAACCTTTATCTACCATATCTAAGTCGTAGTCTTTCAGGACTGAAGGAATACCCATCATATGCGCTTTAGCTATTACCTGGGCATTACGCATAAAGACTGGTTCGTTGTATGGCACATCGTCCTCATTAATCGGTAATTCTTTTGTGCGCTTAAGAATGTCTGTACCGTATACATTCCCTCGGTAGTAATGCTTGTCCTGGACTAAGTACATGTATTCCTTTGCCGCAGAGTATTTATAGTAGAACCCCAGGTTAAAGGGGTACCAAAAATGAATGTCCTTTTTCGGAACCAGGATCGTATGTGTCTCCTGGTCTGTTGTTGATAGCTGTAGCTTAATGCCATGATCTAACACGCTAACTAATCTCATGTGTGTTCTTCCCTTTCTGTAATGTTGAGATACCATTGGCATCCTTCACAACTGTGATAACCTTCTCAAACAATGCTTTAAAGTGAGCATTGTGTGTAATTACGAATATTGTTCCTACTTGCTTCACTCGTTCACGTAGTAATGCTACTGCATTCTCTACTCCGATTTCATCTAGACCGTCAAACACTTCGTCATACACTGTAAGGTTTGTGTAGTCTAGAACTAAGTCCTGTAAGGCTAGTGAGATAGCTAAATCCGCTCGTTTACGTTCTCCGTCTGAGTTTGACTTATAGTTATCTCCGCCTGCTTTATTTGTGAGCTGTACATCGAACTTCTCAGTGTATCCACCGTCTCGTTTAGGTGTACGTGTGCTGAAGTTAAGTTCCATGTTGCTTCCTGATAACTGCTTCAGGTATGTATTTCCTTTTTCATTCAACTTCGGTGTGATTAAGTCTAATACGTGAGACTTAACTCCTTCATTCGAATACATTTTAACAGCAGCTTCTAACTTCGTCTTATCCTGTTCTAAGGCTACCAGGTCGTGTTTAGCGGCTGTAATCTTAGTTCGAATAGCTTCCCTATCCTTATCTCTTGGCTGCGGCTCAGGGATCGCTAGAAGGTTGTCAATGTTACGTTTGATATTGGCTACCTTATCTTTAATAGCTTGTAACGTAGCTGTGTATTGCTGTATGTAGTTTTCTCTCTTCTGAATCTCTCCTACAACTTCTCGGTAAGCTGCTAGAGCGTTATCGTAAATCGCTTTCTTTTCTGTGTATACGTTATAAAGCTCCTGGTATGCAGCTTCTTGCTGTGTAAGTAAAGGACTTAGGGATTGGATACTAAGCATTACTGGAAGTAGCTGTTCTTTTAAGGAAGCCATTTCCTGGTTTCTATGTGTAGGATCAAGGTCACTTCCGCAAACAGGACAGTTCGTACTCGTTTGGACTTTCTTATAGTTCTGCTTGATTACCTCTTTCTCTCTGTTCATTCTGTCAAGTTCATTTCGTGTAGCCATTACCTGTTGTTGTGCTTGAGATGCTTCAGTTTGGTATGTAGAAATATCGATGTTAGCCATCGACTCTCTTTTCTTAGTAAGCTCTTCCACGTCTTCTCTTGCTTTCTCTACTATAGGAAAGTGTTTCGCAGGGAAGTCGTGCTGTTCTTTTACAGCCGCTGCTAAATTCTTTTGCTCCTGTTGAATCAGGTTACGTGTGTTTTGGTAGTGCTGTGCGTCCTGTTGTTCTAAAGTATCAACTTGTCCTAGCTGCCACTCTAGTTTTTCTATATCACGATTCTTCGTTAGAATCTCCGTGTCCTTCGCTTTCACACGTTCCTTAGCCACTGTTTGGGCTACAGAGTAAATGTCTAAGCTTAGGATACTATCCAACACTTCTTTCTTTCGTGAATCAGGAAGTAGTGCAAACGCTCCCAATCCGTCAGCCTTCTGTGCAAATAAGATACTGTTAACGAATGTTGTATACGGAAGCCCAATCGTTTCCTCAATCAACTTGTCAGTATCTCCTGCGGACTTGGCTGTGATTTCGTTACCATTTCGGAATAGCTTTACTTTGTTCTTATGTACTGTGTGCTTTCTATATCTTTCAATACGGTATGTATCTTCACCTTTTACACCTTCTAAAATAACTTCTGTGTTCTTACCTATCTTGTTGTTGATTACTTCGTCTGCCTTCAACCCTTTAGTCGTGATGTTATAAATAACATATGACAGCGCATCAGGAACAAGAGTACTCTTACCTGAACCGTTACTCTTGAACTTAGGGTCACTGTTATTTATTCCTTCGATCAGAACTAATCCCTGGTTGTCCAAGTCTAGTTCTGCTTCGTTAATGGCTAAAAAGTTTTTGACAATTAACTTTGTCCACTTCATGGTTGTCCTCCTTCTAACTAGGTGTGTATACAGTTCTGTATCATCATTGTAGCATTTGACCTATTTTATGTCAACACAAAAAGGAGGTATTATAAGGATACCTCCTAAATTTTCTGACTATTATACTGCGTCTTTTTCTAATGCTTCTTTCAGTATGTCTAGAGCTAGTTCTACTATCTCAGGCGCGTACTCTTTTGCATAGGCTTCTACGATTTCTATTTCACTTGAACCGACTTCAATATCGATACGTGTTTCGGACTTGTACTCTTTCTGTACTTCTAAGCGTATGTTGTCTGAGTCGTCCTTGAGAATCGCTACCTGGGTTGCTAGTTCCTGCGGCAAAATGAATCGAATGTAGTTGTTATCAACAAGTTCCTGGGCATTAAAAGGAATTTCCGTAAGTGTAATGAACTTTTTGTTTTCAATCGGAATGAACTGCGGCTTACCGATAGTTTCTACGTTCAAGTGGAATACACCTTTGTCTTGTCCCTCATCCGAGAAGCTTGCCTGTATCGGGTTGCCCGAGTAGAACATGTTGTCTGTTCCACCTAAGAACTGTCGTTTATGGTAATGTCCCAGGGCTACATAAGTGAATACATTCGGATACAAGTCTCCTAGTTGGAATGCTCCTTCTAGTCTGTGGCTGTATCGTCCAGTTTCACTACCGTCTACTCCCAGGTGCCCAACTAATATAGTAGGTTCGTCAAATGTCTTTGCATGTTCTGCGAACTCTTTAATCTTTGTTTTTACCATCGCTACATCATCAGAGTACGATACAGGATAAATCATACACGAACCTGTGTATACTGGTTTGAAATCATCCATGATAGTTACCCTCGGGATCGTTCTAAACGTTCGTAAGCTGTGCTCAGGGAACGGTGAGTTATCCTTTTGGTCATGGTTTCCAACTACCATGTACAAGTTAATGTCAGGGTATTTCATCATGTTCTCATAAATAGTATCGAAACCTAAGTTGAATACTAATGTCGGTATTCTGTTACGAGCATGGAAAAAGTCCCCATCGAATACAATGTCTGCATCATTCTCGTGAGCGATAGCAAATATCTTATTTAGGGTTTCTATTTGTGCCACCAGGCGATCAGTTAGTTCCATCTCCTTACCGAAGAAGTTGTATGTCACTGGTTTGGCGAAATCCTCAAAGTTATGTAAATGAAAATCAGCGAAATTAATTAGATTGCGTCCCATTCGAGAATACCTCCTTAATCTGTTCGATACTATTAAGCTCTATTACTTCATGTTCAACTTCCCATTCAGTACCGAACTCAGGATGGTAGCTTTTAGTCCATTCGGATTTAACCACTACAATGAAATAGTGGTCGTCTTTATTTTCCATGTCAATAGCATCTATAATTGCTTCGCCTACATCGTCAAATGTGTCTCTACGTTCATAGTCATCATGTATGAATACCAACTCTTCAATGTCTATTCTACCAAAAGGATTCTTGTATAGGTGACCTGACATAACCGCAATATTCTTCATTTAGTTTGCTCCCCTCATATTCTGAATGGACTGGTTAATCTCAGCAGCATAGTTTGGCATTGGTGTATCATTTTGTTTACCCTTACGCTTGTTCTTAAACATTGCGTCCCGTGCGTCATCTATCGATTCAAGAACAGCTAAATGCTCGTTCTTCTCTTGTTCCGATTTATAGTTACGTACGGTTTGGGCACTACCAACTACCTTAAGCCCTATCATCTTATCAAACTGTCCTTCAGGAGGGTTACGAAGCTTGTCCGCATATAACCGAACGAACCCTGCTCTAAACTCTTCGTCAGACTGCTGTACTGTTAGAATTAACTCCGCAGCATTTTTCTTACGAAGTGAGCCTTCCATACTTTCTGACGTTCTAATTGTTGCGCTGTAGGCTGTACGGTTCATCTGAGCTGCTGTCCACATTACCACATTGTACTCTTGTCCAATACGTCTCATCTCTTCGAATAAACGTCCACCGTCTTTCGCATCATCCCCTGTAGCATTCGGGTCACGAAGTAATTCAGGATAGTCAATGATAACTACATCAAGGTCAATACCCCAACGAATCTTAACATCTGAAATCAATTGCTCAATCTTCGCAGGTGTAATTGTTCGTGGAGAGTATCTAGCAAAGAATAAGTTACCAAAATGCTGTCGATTCTGTTTAATAAACTGTTGGTTCTTGTCGAACTCTACGTGGTTCAGTGCCGCACCCGTTAAGATTTGGCTTCGGTTTCTTCGTAGTAACGATTGCTCTAACTTTAAAAGCATTCGGTTTTCTAATTCCTCTAGGGCAATGAATAGTACGTTGTATTTGTTCTTCGTATAGTTTGTAGCTAAGTTCGTCAGGATCAGAGTTTTACCTGTACCTGAAGCAGCTACTACCATTCCTAATTCTCCTTTACCTAACCCACCACCGTTAAGATGGTCAATATCAACAAAGCCTGTAGGAATCATGTTTTGGAAGATTGTAGATAACGATGTACGTTTATACTCGGTATCGTCCAGGACGTTAATAATTTCGTCACGTTTACCTGTTACGTTCAGCAATAGAATCTGTTTGAATTCTTCTGCCGCTTTCTCCAAGTATGTTTCATTTTCCAGGTTCATTGTTAACCGTGTCATCCAGTCGAGCTGCATAGCCTTACGAATATGCATTTCTATATTTTCATCGATTACCGTTTCATCCGATAAGTCTCGAACCTTGTACAGGTTGTGAATCTTGTTAAAGTATTCTTGCTGTTCCTCTGCACCTTTTCTCATACGGTCTAGCTTCGTTTGAGTCAGTGTAAGGAATGTATCTTCATTTAAAACGTTACGGTTCGTTTGATAGTACCGCTTGATAATCCCGACTAGTTCCTTATACTCCTGGGAACTGTTAAATACCGATAGTGGGATAACAGGCAGAACCTCCTTCGAAAACGTAGGAGATTCAATAGCCTTTCTCAATATTTGGGTCATAATAGGTGTTTCCATTAAGCTCCTCCTCCAAAGATGACTGTAAAGCAGTATACCACGATTGTATTACTTTGTAAACCGAGCTGTAACTAGTTGAAGAAGTTATCAAGTAGGTCATCTACTGATTGCTTTTCTTCCACGCTACCCTCTAGCTCCCATGTTTTCTTGTTTGTAATATCGTTATGATCCACCTCTTTGCTTTCTACCTTAGCTATAAACTTAACGATTTGGTCTACGTCTAACATAGAGAACTCATCCACTGGTACTTTCTCTTTACCGTACTCCTTGAATGCTTCTTGGATATCTGCTAACGATAAGTAAACCCCTTGGAACTCCATGATTAGACGTAGTACATCGTATGTTTCATCTAAAGCAACCATACGGTAGTACAGATTAGCACCTAAAGTCTTTTGGTTTTTTTCCGTTTCGTTCGGATGTGCTAACCGTCCTAAAGCCCATTCATATTTCCATCGTACAGGATTCACTGGTGTTGCTTCACGTTTAATCGTTGCTAACATAACTTGTGTCATTTCTGAACCCAGGATAATATGCTCAGGTAAATTAGTAGAACCGCCTGTTTGAATTAAGGATTGTAACATTACAAACTTCTTAATAGTGTTTCGAGTCTTAAATGAAACCTTCTTCTCTTTAAGGTTCTCGTCTGTCATATCATAGAAGTTTAATAATGCGTAGTCTGTATCATCGAAACCTTCTTCTTTAAAGAAGTCTGTAATTGCTGCTCGGTAATGCCACAAGCCTTTTCCTTTTGTTCTTTCATCGTAACCGTCACGAATAGCACGAACTACAAAGTCATTAACGAACTTCGCAGGAATTTGTTGGTGTGATCTAAACGTAGTACTGTACTTTTGTTGGAATCCGCAGTATTGAGCAAACGCTTCATAAGAGGTGTCACTGATTAAAGCGTTTACGAATGGGAGTATCTTCTTACTCTTCTTGGTAGATGCATCGTAAATAGAACGATTGAATTGTGCAGAAAGATATACAGCAGGGTCAATTCCGTTCTCATCGCAGAACTCACGGAACTTTTCGAATTGCGCCCAACGTATAGACCCGTAAAACTTCTCAGGCAATACATCGTATGTGCTGCTAATCATCTGTACTTCGGCTGCATCTTTCAGACCACTCACTACATCTGAGTTATGTTGGTCTGTAAATAAGACTGCATAACGATTGTATAAACGAGTTAATAAGTATGTACGGTAATCATCTACAGGGTTGTCCAATTGTTCGAACCAGTTCCAGTTCGGCTTACCGCCTAATGCTTCCAGGCGATCATTAATGTCATCTATATTAGATTGACGTTTGTTCTTTAGAAGTTGAGCTTCTAGCATTTGCTGTTTCGTTCTACGACTACGCTTATTTTGCTTTGGCTCTTTCTTCTTAGTTGGTAATTTCTTTTCCAGTACATCTTCAATAGAGATTGGTTCTTCTGAGTTAACCAATGCTTTATCAGAAGTTTCGAAGCGGATAAGGTTCGAGTTGAACATGATTACAGTTCCACCGCCACGACCACGCTTACCTTTTAACTGGATTATCTTTCTTTCCTCTAATTCTTTTAAATAACGAGAGGTCGTCCGAACATCCTTACCGAAATCCTCAGACAACTCTCTCTTTGTAAATGTTAATATGTATTCGCTTGCTTGTTTTGCCTTCTCAACTAGCTTTGTTAAAAAGTCTAATACTTTAGGCTTAATGTCTACAACAGATGATTCAAGGTACACACCGTACTCCATACTAGTTCCTCCTAATTTTATTTCCTTACATTCCGTAGTTTATAACTTTATTATAACACAGACTGTAGTTCTGTAAACCCGATGATGCTATTCCCCAAGCATACGCACATCGAAGCTTTCATTTTGGTAAATCTTTAGGCGTTCTTTACTATGCGACAATAAGTGTTTATTTGTCATATCATAGAAGTCAAACACCAGGACTGTATTCCCATCGATACCGTTCAGACGTAATCCACGACCGATACGTTGTAGGTTTTGACGTAAGCTCTTGTTACCACCTGACATCAGCAGCATACCGATACTCTTAATGTCAACCCCTTGGTCAAGGATACTCGATGCAATCAGTACTCGTGATTCTTTTGTACTGAATCTGCGTAAGTATTCGTCACGATCTTCCATATCTAAGCTACCGTGTGTGAAATCGCTATCGAAACCAAATTCTTCTTTTAAAATCTTTTGGACTCGTTCCCCATGCTCGATATGGTTTACACTGATTAGAACCCCACCTGGTCGGTTACGTAAGTACCAACTTGCAGTTTGGGCAATGACCCTATTCCGTGCATCGTTTTCGGAAATACCTTTCTTGTATGCTTCCAGGTAGTTACCAACAAGTTCGATGTCCTTTGGCTCGGATATCGGAATCATACGAATGACTGGTTTAGAAGAAACACCTTGTCCAATTAAGTACTCATTCGATACCTTAAATAAATCGCTACCGTATACACACTGCATACGTTGCCATAACATCTTATTCTTTTGGTCTACTGTACCTGTTAGCGCTACACGGTATTGTGCGTTCGGTAACTGAGTTAGTGTATCAAATACAGTTGCTCCGTTAATCTCATGCGCTTCGTCCTGGATTGCTACTCGAACAGATTCCATGAACTCTTTTACTTCTTTAAACTTCTTATACTTCTTCTTGTTTTTCTTTTCCATAATCTTATCGAACTCGACCACATATTTATTGAGCTGCATCTGAGCCCCTTTATCTGTGAATCGTTGGTCGTAAGCAATGTACATTAACTGCTCTTCTGAATCCTTCCACACTCGGGTATCAAGGTTACAGTTCTTCAGATAGTTACGAATAAGCTGTCTTGTATTTACTGTATTCTTGAACTTAGGTGTAATCTCTTCAGCAATGAATTTGATAACCCGTTCCTTTGGCGTAAAGCTTACACCCTTCTTCGGGTCTTTCAATGCACTTGCTAATGTTGGGATCATAACGAATACAATCTTTTTATTCTTGATGTCGAACTTACCGTCACCAATTTTACCGATGTCTTTCTCCGTTAGATTCAAACGTTTACGTACACGTTCTGCCCCTTGGTGGAAAATCTCTTTCGAGTTACAGAAGAATGCCAAGCGTTCCCCTCGTTTTACGTAAGGCATTAATTGCTGCATAATTCCTGACGCACATTCTGTTTTACCTGCGTTCGTTGCAAGATTCAGAATCTGCACCTGGGATTCTAACGCTTTCTTAACTGCACTGTATTGGTATGCTCGTAACGTAATTGGTTCTTCGTCACCATTACCTAATACAATTTCTTCGTCCATGCTGTCGTGGTGCATAATTGGTGCAGGTCGCACATCTTCAATTTCATAAGCAAGCAGTGGGTACTGATCCTTTAATGCACGCATACCATCCATGAACTGAGGAAGTAGCCCCGTAAGGAACTTATCTTCTTTCTTGTCATAGAAGTCCGTGATACCATCCCAATGACCTGCTTTGTATGAAGGTGAATGGAAAGCACTGTCCTCTTTAATACCCATCTTAATATGCATCATAGCTTGTACTTTCTCTCGAAGCAGCGTATTACCTAAGAAGTCTACGTGGGTATACATTATGTCTACAATAACTTTCATGTATGTAATTACATCCTCTCACTGGTGTATGGCTTGATACACAGTAAGGAGTTGCTTAAAACTCTAAATCTTCAAACATAGCTGTATTAAACTTGAGGAAGGGCATTCCTACAAACTCTACTTCAGAACTGAAAGAGCTAACATAAATCTCTTGTACAGTTAGTACTTGCCCCTCTTGGAAGTGTTGGTTCGCTTGCTTTCGCTCGTATTCGTGACCACCTTTGTTCATATACTTAACCTGTCTCCCGTAAGGTGGAACATCGCTTTCATGCCTTTCTTTACCAAGCAAGTTGTACATGTTGATTCCGCCATTGATACTCATTGACATATGGTTTCCTCCTCAATAGTTATTAGATGTATATTATACACCTTTCTATATCTTACCACAATGATACAGCCTTATCAATACAAGTTATAACTTGACCTATTTACCTTTTACTCGTTCCGTATTTATTATTTAATTATTAATTAGTTATAAAAT